CTAATTAATAGACTTGCTGATCTTAAAGAGAGATACGACGTTCAAGTTCCTATTAAGATTGGCACACAGTCTACCTTTATTGAAGGTCGTGTAGAATGTTATTTAACACAAGAGGCGTGGGATTTCTTCGGCGATGTAGAAGAAAAATTTATAGCTGCTGCAATGGGTTCAGCGTGGGAAAATACTGCACTTCCTACTCTAAGTAGGCTTGCATACTCTATGCTTAAAATGAGTATGCTTATCGCAGCATCTAGACGGCCAGCTACACAAGAGAATACTCTACAGATAGAATTATCAGATTTAAAGCAAGCAGCATATTACGTACAACGATGGGGTCAACATTCGCTTGATTTAATTATGCAATCAGAAAAGACGACTACAGAGAAGATGTTAGACCGTACTCTTAATTATATTAAATCAAGCCCGGAGGGAGTCACACAATCTCAAATAATGCAGCGGTTCCATTTAAGCTCTAGAGAAATGCGTGAAGTACGCGATACTCTGGAAGATAGAGGTTTAGTAGAATTAAACAAAGCGGGTCGTGGTTATAAAGTTAAAGCATTGGAGTATTAATGAGAACTAAAGATGGAAAGGGACCTATGAGTGATAATGGAAATAGTGCGCGTCAACGAGGTATTCCACCGAACATTGAATGGGATGAGGACAATCCACCTGTAGTGTACACGTGTTCTGCTGATTTAAAGCATGATCCTAATTGTGACGGTACATGCGACGAAATCAAGTTAGCTCATTACGAAACTCTCTTATCTAATGAAGCTAAAGAGTGGGCGCGTGTAGGATTAGATCCAGAAGGTATTGCAGCTAATTCACTAGATGCTGCTATGCAAGTTAATGCTATACGCGAGCTATTGGTAGAAGCTGGTGTTCTAAATCAAGAAGATGTAGACGAACGATACCGTAAGTTAAAGCTTACTATTTTACAAGATATGCGTAGTCAATTAGAACCACAGATCAGAGAAGCTAAGACAGCAGCAATGTTAGGTGTTAGACCTGGCCCAACATTACTCGGTCCTCATGGCGAAATATTGTAATGCAGAACACTGGTTTTGAAAGTGTTTTAAGCTGGTTGTATGCAGAACGTGACGCATATCAAACAAAGAAGTTCAACTATGAAGAAGAACAAACAACAAGAATTAATGATGTAGATTACTGGATTCAGCAGTTTGATTCATATATACAACGTCTACCATTATTCGGTCTGGATACACCGCAGGGTAAACAGGCAGCACTCAAGCTTGCTGCAACTGCTGTAGCATTGTGCGAACATTTAGCATTAGATGGGCAACTACCTAAACCCGGTGTACCTAGTGGAACGATTGAAGAATGGAACGGGTAAATCATCCATCACATTACGGTGGTGACACTGTTTATGAAGTTATAAAGGTTATCATCGCGTGGAAGTTAGGTTTCAATTTAGGTAATACTGTAAAATATATTGCGCGTGCTGGCAAGAAGGGTCGTCGTAAGAATGATAAACTTATAGACCTTAAGAAAGCACAGTTCTATCTTAACTACGAAATAGAGTTACTAGAAGGTAAACGTGAAGTATGACAATCCAAAGAAAGCACCCGTTAGCAGAATGCGAGAAATGCCCTCTTGCAGCTAAACGCTGTTCGCCTACAATTGGGCCAGCAAATGCAAAAGTAGCATTTGTGTCTAGATCGCCTGGTAAGTACGACGCAATGAGTGGTAAGCCATTTTCAAATCCGCATGGTACTAAACCTGTTCTAGAACATCTATTAGCTTTATATGGAGTTGATCGAAATGATATCATTACGACAAACATGGTACTCTGTCAGACTGACGATCCACCTAATGAAGCTCTTGCTGCGTGCAGACCAAGGCTTGAAGCAGAAATTTCTAATTGCGAACTTGTTATCGCTGGAGGAACTGAAGCGGTCACTGGTCTTACGAGATACAGAGCTGTCTTTACTGCGCGACCCTTCGTACATCACAGAACTTCTAGTACAGGAGTTAAACAGCGAATTATCGCAACCAATAATCCCGCCCTTGTAATACGTGATAGCGATAGTTACCCGGATATGGTGGAGGACTTTCGTAGAGCATTTGATCCCCCACCACCAGCAATATTTCCAGAAGTGGAGATAATTAACGATGCAGATAGAGGTATTATTGCGCTTGAAAGATGGCTCAACATGCGTTTTGAGAATCCCATTGCGTCCGACCTTGAATGGAAGCCCGACAATCAATACGTGTGTGCGGGATTCTCTGCAAGACCTGAGAAAGCAGTTGTATTCGGTATGGGAGCAATTAAGTCTGAAAGAGTCAGAACTCTCCTCAAAAGATTTTATGAAAGGACTGACGTTCAATTCATCTGGCACAACGGTAAGGCTGATACCAAAGTCCTTCGGATCAATTCTATATCCGGTAGAGTAGACGAAGATACATTTCTTATGTCCTACGCGCTCGATGAAAGACCCGGCTATCACAAATTAGAGTATCTCTTATCAAGTAGATTTGGTTGGCCTGATTACGAACCAGCTAGTGTTAAATCATTTAAAAAGACAGGTGAGTTTCTTGGAAAAACCCCACAGGAACAGAAACGTTCCGAACTTGAGTTATACAAGTACAATGGTTGGGACACGGCGGGAGCTCTACAGTTACACAATTACTTTGATCCGCGCCTAGATAAAGATAATGTCCGTACTTTGTATGAGCGGCTTATCTACGCTGCGGAACGATTCACAACAGTCGAATTAAATGGATTTAATTACGATGTTGAAGAAGCAGCGAACATCTTGGATAGAGCGGCTATTCCAGCAACTATAAATCTTAAACAACAGCTTCGTGAGATAAGTGGGCATGAGGGACTTAATCCTAATAGTCCTAAACAACTCGCTCCGATCTACTATCAGCAGTATGGGCTTAAACACAAACTACGTGATATAGGTAAGAAGAAGTTACAATATAGTACTGGCAAAGAAGTACGAGAAGAAATTTTAGACGGCAGGATTGAATGCAAAATTGGTATGCGTGAAAAGCTTGTACGATTTGCAGAAGCACACCAGACTTACGCGAAAATTATCAAACTTCGTGGTAACTATCTTGAAGGTCTAATCCTAAGGGCGAACTCAGATGATGGAAAACTTTATTGTCGTTTTAATATCGGTGGTACTGTTAGCGGCCGTAGTTCTTCTTCTGACCCCAACTTACAGAACATCGCTAGAGAGGGATACGCTGAAATCCCTGGCATACGGACTCTTTTTACTCCTAGCGATAATTGTGTCATCATTAGTGCTGATTATTCACAAGCTGAACTTAGAACTTGCGCTAAACTTAGTGGTGATAGTTCTCTGCTCAATATCTATAGGGATAGTTCTAGATCACTTCATAAGGAACGTGCAGCGGCGTTCTACGGAGAAAACTACACCTACGAAGAATACGTGAAAGCGAAGAATATTAACTTCGGTGTGACGTATGGACAAGGTGCAGATGCTTTCGCACAAATGTATCATATGCCTAAAAGTGAAGCACAAGCTTATATAGATACTTGGTGGAATGAGTTTTACGAACTAAAGGAATGGACACTTGAAACCCAAGAACGTGCTCTACGAGAAGGATTCGTTCAATCACCATTTGGGCACAAACGGAGATTCACCCTCATTACTAACGATAACATCGGGGACGTTAAGAGAGAGGCTGTTAATTCGTTACCTCAAAATATTGCTGCTTGGCTTACTATTTCTGCTTTGTGCGATCTTGCGGATAATGGCGTTCGTGTCGTTGCTACTGTCCACGATTCTATCGTGGCCGATGTACCAATTAAGGAAGTGGATGCTACAGCAAAATTGATGCGCGATATTATGATAGAACAGCCTATTAAACAGTTAGGTTGGACTACAGACGACATACCGTTCTTGGCAGATATTAGTGTAGGACGTTCATGGGGAGAATTGGAGGAATTGGAGTTGATTGCAGCATGACGAAACAACCCCTAAGATATCCAACAATATCATGGATTGAAGTTGTTCAATTAGCTGGACCAGTTGAGATGGGGATAGCAACATCGGCGATTAAATTAGTATACGGGTGTGGGCACGAAGTTCAAGTAATGAATGGTGATGCTACACACACCACTTGTCCGTATTGTTATGTATTAAGAATTGGGGTAAGTTAAGAATGAAGATGTATAAGCCAACAATTAAAGAGAAACGTAAGTCTAGTCTTATCGGTTGGGTCAAGACTGGACCTAAGACGTTTGCATTCGGTTATGACCAACAAGGTGCAATAAACGATCCAGCTATTAAACCAATAGGTAAGCAAAACGCACGTAGAGGTACTACGTGGAAGAAACGCCATAAAGCAGCTAAATTGGCTAGAAGGCGTAATAGATAATGACTACAGTAATGAAAGTGCAGTGGAACATGCGTTTTAGTACTGATGTTAACTCGTCAATCTCGTTTGAACATTTAGTACAAAATGAAGAAGATGCGAAAGAAATGGGTGAGCAAGATAAAAAACTTTTTGATGCTTATATGGCTGGCTATGGTAGTGAAATAAATGACTGAGGACGTAGAGCTTTGTGGAGCACAAACACCTACTGGCCCTTGTACGCTAAAGAAAGGACACAGGCTAAACTATCACAGGCATAGGTTGTATGAACAGGTTACTTGGGCAATCTTCGCTGTCGGTAATATTGACGGTAAACACCTAGAAAGTGGAAAAGCGCGTGTGCCTCTTAATTACGCTGTTACTCGTCAACTAGAAGAACACGATAAACTAGTTATTCACATTACGCGATGGAACGGGCCGAATCCGTCTAAGCGTCTGGAAGAATGATCCATGTATCGTATGCAAAGCTGTATTCAACGCTGTGCCAAAGCTGCCCAAAACTGGGGTAGCTCGACCTGGCCTCGCTGCCCGTCAGAGAGGTACGCATACGATACCGTGGGGCAGGACGTAACGCTACCCCATAAAGTGAGTATCTGAATTATGCGTGTAATTGCATTAGATCCAGGGGTTACAACAGGGTACGCAATAGGTGTAATTGACGGTGGACATATGTATGTAGTAACAGGAGAAGAACGGTGGAACCATCTAGCTTTTTGGGTGTTTTTACATGAGAATGATCCAGATGTAGTTATTAGTGAACGATTTGAATTTCGCAATAAAGCACGTAAAGGCCTTGAACTATTTAGTCGTGAGTTGATCGGTGTGGCTAATTTGTATGTTCAAATAGGCTACAGCAAACCCCACGAACTTGTCCTACAAAACCCTCTTAAAGATAACGAAAGCACGTTCTTTAATGACGACAGACTAAAGAAAGACAAGATACATAAAGCCGGTAAAGGTCACGCTAATGATGCTGCTAGACATTTACTTACATGGTATCAGTTTAGATCAGGTTTTCAGTATAATCAATCTGGATACGAAAGTGGTGTATGAAACCAACACTTATTGATATACGTGCATTAGTTGATGAACAGGCGGAAGATGAGGCACTTTGGGCTATTTATCCATTTGGCCAACAACCGATCGCAGAAGCTTATTTACAGCAAGAACTTCGACGCCTTCATGCGTTAATTGAAAAAGCTACAAATTAAGTTCCATGAGAGTTAATTACAAACAATCACATATAGAACCATTTGATAAAGATACAATGAGTTGGTTTACTATGGCAGATAAACTTAATGAAGTGATAGAGGCATACAACAATCATATCCATGTTCACGGAATTAATGATGTGAAAGATGGATTTCCTACTACGTCTTTACCTGCTCTATTTCCGTTGGACGTTCGGCAGAATATCCCGACCAATGACCTACAAAGTTTGCATAAATAGATACGACGACTAAGTAAGGTATTCGCCAACTTGTTGGTACGAACCATATAACAATACCATTGATTACCCAAAACACCATCATTATCAAATGGATTTTTCTAGCTTTATATGCTTTCATAATAACCTCCTTTATAAAGGTTAAAGGGCCAGTCGCGCAGGAGAGAGATTAACGCAGGCTGGCCCTTTAACAACCCCCACAGGTGTGGAGGCATCTGTTTAAACTTTAACTAATAAACCCCATTCGGATAGCTGTAACTGTAAGATGTGTTCTGTTCCTACAATTAGTCCGTTTTAGTAAAAGACCGATTATAGTTTTAACAGTTTCTTTACTTATACCAAGTTTATCAGCTATTTCCTCATCTTGGAGTCCATCAGCTATGCAACAAATCAATTCACGCTCTCTAGGTGTAAATCCCCGCTTTTTAAGATCAGGCCATGTTTTTGCATCTAGCCACCATTTACCTGATTTAACTGGAGCAGCAATAACAGGTGGTGGTTTTGGTATTACATATCCTGCGGCTATTGAAACTGCTATTAACTCCATTAATGTATTGCACTCTAGATGCCATTTTGCAGATGAGATTACCTTACTAATATTAGTTTCGTGTACTCCATACTTAGCTGCCATTTGTTTCATTGTTAATCCATCAGCATAATCTTGTGTAAATTGAACCTGTCTTATAGTTAATTTGGACCGTCTGCGCCCTGATACTGTGTATCTAGATGCTTTATGTATATCAGTTTCTGCAATGTCATCAGCAGCATTTCGTAAATTTTCAAGTAAATGATCCTCTGCCTCATCTGACATTGGAACATGTCTATGCCAATCTATTTTATCATGTATCGCAACAGCTATCTTCTTACCACGAGCAACCATATACACTCGAGGTTTAACAAGCCTATTAGGGTTGCCAAGTATTAGATCGAATCTAGTTGATCTACTACCTCCACCTTTCAATGTTTATGCCTCATCATCCATTTATCGACAATTTTTAGGAACTTGTCTAGATCACCATCTAAGGTCAAAGTCTCATTACAAACAGTGCATACCCAGAACACTTTTACCATATTACGGGGGCGGCAGCACGAAATCTGGGTTAGTTGTAGGACTTACTCCTCCACCTGTGGCTGTTTCTATCTTTCCAGTTGCGCCAGATGGTTTCCATACTGCTAAGTAGGTTGTCTTGGTAAGAGTGAATATAATGAATGCACTCGTTCCAAGATCATGTAGATTGAGTGTGCCTTTTGTGTAGCTTACTATTATACTAGCTACTGCACAGGCACCCACCCCTACAGCCACTCTGATAAAATTACGCCAATGCTGTCTTTGAACAAAAGCTATCACAAGCGGCAGAAATAAACCAACTAATGCACTTATCTGTGTAAGTTGATTAGAGATAAACATATTATGCTCCCACATGAATCATTGAGTGGACTTCTTCTATAACCCGATCTTCTCTATAGCAAACTTGACCACCATTTGAGTTATTACCTATTGCTGTGTTACCCTCTATGCTTGCGAACGTTCCTTTAGCTTGATCTAACCATTTGATAAACAAACCTGTATGGTCTGGTGTACCATCACGGTCCCAATCGAAAGTTATTACATCACCTGGTACAACAGGGTGTGCTATACTTAAATGATTACGACCAGCTTGTGCATCAGCAGCCATATACGGTACATAGCTGTAGTAGTGTCCCTGCACGAATGCTCTACTACGAACTAATGCATAACAATAACTAACAAAGATATTGCACCAGGGCACCTTATCCATCCCATACCACACACCGAATTTTTGATGATTTGATCCTGGTGGATCTTCTGTTACACCTTTGAATTTCATTGCTATTGCTAAGGCTTTCTCACCTAATGATTTTTTCTTAAGAGCAGCGCGACGACGTTTTGCTCTTGACTTCATTATTGGACTTGTTGGCGCACCCCTTAAAAAGCCATAAAGCTGATCGCTTGCATTATGATTCGGGTTAGCGTATCCTAACCAGTATTTGGCTCTGTAAGCTGCTTGCGCTGTTAATGGATCATACTCACTATTAACTGGCCCGTTGTAATAGTGCTTACTAGTAAGCGCTCGCTGAAACGCTGCTACATCGTTGCCCTTCTCATGCGGGCTAGTTAAGACTAACAATCTACCCATAACTCTCCTTAATTACTACAATTGATACTAGAATATGCTTTTTGTGCGTTCTCTAATATTTTGAGTGATGTACGTAAATCTGTTGGTGATAACCCATCAAAACCTTTTGGATTTGCTTTTAAGAATTTTCTACTATTGCTTACTTGTAACTCGTTAATAACTTTCTGTGCACAAATAACTTTATGTGAGGCGACTCCTTCCTGCGCCAATCTACGATTGACGATACCAAAAGAGTGATCTATATTAATCTGATGCGTTAATAAAAAAGCTACAACAACAAGAGAAATCACATTGAATAGAAAAGCTATTGCTACTTCCCAGCGTTTTAATGGGATAATTTTTAAGGGCATGGGTGTGGGTGTAGTTTTGTAGGTTTGCAAGACGAAGGTTTTGGTGTAGTCACTGTTTTACTAGGTGTAGTTACTGTCTTAGTAGGTGTTGTTACAGGTGTTGTTACAGTTTTAACAGGTGTAGTTATTGTTTTACCAGGTGTGGTTACGGGTGTAGTTATTGTTTTACCAGGTGTGGTTACTGTTGTTGTTACTGTTGTTGTTACAGTGGTGATTTGTGTTGACCCATTTCCGTTGTCACCTTTATCACCCTTAGCACCAGGTGGTCCAGGTGGTCCTACTAATCCAGGTATACCACGTAAACCTATTACGCCCATAAATCCTCTCTGGCCTCTATTCCCTTTCGCACCTGTTTTGCCTGTTTTGCCTATTTTACCTTGTGAACCAGTTAAACCTTGTGGGCCTGGTACGCCTGCACGTCCAACAAGACCTATGTGTCCTGGTGTACCCTCTACTATCTGTCTTTCGTGAATAACAATTCTCTTGATTGTAGTAATTTCATGTTGCTGTTTGGTATAAAGATAACCAGCGAAAATACCACTTAACGCTATCATTAGCCAGGCAAACGTAACTCTCGTACGGCGTGAAAAATTCATTAGTGTATCGCCCACCATGCTATTGTTAATGTTGTAGCAATCACAAGATATACTAACATTAGTTGAGATCGCCAACACCATAACCACTGCAACAAGCGTTCATACCAATTACGTGCTTTACCGTTTCTAGGACGCCACCTTAAGTCAGGCACTTCAATCAAGCTCTCTTGTTCCTACTATTGTTTTAAAGAAAATCATTCCTGTTGCAGCAGGAATTAATGCAGGATTAGCCCCCTTGTCAACAAAACCAGCATATGTCATTAATACGACTCCTACATATCTTACTAATGTAGGAAATATATCGTCGAATTTATGTCGTAATGATCGCTCCGTGAATTTATTAGGCATTCTAAAAACCTATTAATTAACAGAATTACCGTACCACTGGCTATTGCTAAACCAGCATATACTTGACCCATTTACTACTATTTGTCCTTCTATCGCATCTTGTGGAGGATTACCAATAACAGGAATTTCTGATGAAGGAATGCCAAACCATGTATCACCAATTTTCCAATGTAACCCATTATCAAGTCCTATTACAATTTGTCCATTTACGGTGTCTTGTGGTATATCACCAACAATAGATTTCTCACCTATTAATGAATACCACAGATTATTACTAAACCAATTAATAGAGTTATCTAAACCAATAGCAATCTGTCCATCCACAGCATCTTGTGGTAAATCCGTCACATTATAAATCGGAAATGTAGGAGCTGTTTGTGGTTTATGAACCATATATTCAAGTGCGGATAGTCGTCGATGAAAAAGATCAATCATGCCGTAATGTACCACAACATAGCGCCCTTCCATGCATTTGCACCACTTGAATAAGCTTGTCCTGCACCATTAAAAGAGTTAATTACATCTCCTACCATTAATGTACCTTGATCTATCTCATAGGTAGGATTTCCAGTTCCTGCAATTAAATAGGCGTCTGCTCCCCAAGATTGTGTATTTCGTAGATATGACTGTTTAGATCCTGCAAATCCTCTTGATTGTGCTTGTAAGAATCCATCATACCCACTTATACCACCAAAACCTCCAACACCACCGACTTTTGCGGTAATAAAAATAACGAATAACATGCTACGATCCATTGAAACTGATCCTATAGTTGGAACAGTCAATGTTACTTGATTAGAAGTATATACCGTTGTGTTATGCCAAGATGTAGAAGCCTCCAATACAGGCCATGAATCAGGTATTCCTGGTTCAAAACGTATTAACCAGGTCGACATATAACGATCGTAAACAGGATTATCCCAAGTAGCGGTAATAGTGTCTACATTATGTGTTAAACCAAAACCACCCGATGTGGGGTCTGTAGCAAAATAACTGATATAAACACCATCGTTCACATTTGGTGAACTAGCTTCAAAATCAAAATTACTTTGACTCCAATAAGTATTTCCTTTATTATCTACTACTTGATAACACGAACCGAAGAGGGCACCACTTGATGGAGTCGATGGTGCCATAGCCATAACCCATATCATATCTGTGGATCGTACATCTTCATACTGTACTGTCATACTTAGTGTGTTGTCAAGAGTCCCGCTACCTACTGAACCAATTTCACCAACTGTAACTAGAAGCCCTCTTGATGCTGTAGCAGTTAAATCATACTTAGGCACAGTTGGAGCAGCATTAATACGTCTAGCAGCATTCTCGGCCTTAACAAGTCTATGATGAAACATTTCTTCTGGGGTACTCATTATCCCTCAGCTGTTCCCGCAGTTGCCACAGTGTTATAAATCTGCTTGAGAGTAAAGTCAACTACAACTTCACCCTCATCAGTAGTCGTTGCATTATAACTAACGAGTTGTTGTGGACTATCAATTTTATGTGCTATCATTTCGTAATTAATATAGATAGCTCTACCTTTACGAAAAGTAGACCAAAAATTGCTTATACGTGCAGGATTAACCTTTAAAGGGATAATATGTTGAGGGTTCAGATCAAGTGAAAGCTGTTTCTGAGTTTTGGCTATAAGTTCATCTACATTACGAACATCTCCAAAATCATAATTTTGATCTAATCTAGTAAATACAATTTGATTAGTACTGTCACCGTAAGCTCTGGCTAACGTCGTTGCAGTAGCTAATCCAGCACCTGTACCCTCTACATGGGTTGCAGCAGGACCATTATTAGTAAACTCCAAGTCATCGGGTGTATGGGCGTCGTCACTCCCATCAAATGTATAGATAATCGTAGGAGATGAGTTATTACCATATCTATAAGGAGTAGCCCAAAAAATTTTCTTATCATGGCTAATCCACCAATCAAAGCCAATACCTATACCAGCTAAACTTGTAATAAGACTATTCATAAAACCGGTATCACCGAGCGTTAACTGATAATTTGTCTTAACACCAGACAGACTAGCTAGATTACTTATATCGAAGATTTGTCGATTAGGAACATTCATTGTAGTACTAAATATATCACTGAATATGCGTATAACATCTCGCAGACTTGCCTGATAAACAAGTCCAGCAGGTGTAAGGACACCAGAACCAGTTATTTCATCATTCTGGAAAGTATTAGTAAACTTGTAATCTTGTGTATGATCTACAGGTGTATATGGTATAGTGCGACCGTCAAACGGATACATCCATCTTTCTAAATAATGTTCCCACGTTTTACCAGCAACACTCATTATATCTGAACCAAGTATAGTAGTCCATGAAACAGTAGGACCAGCTTGAATAACTACGTTACCATACCGTAATCTGTAATATGTTCTATAAGGTCCAATAAAATCGTGACCAGTAACTACCGTACCACCATCTTGGTCTAATGCAGACAGACTGTATTGCCAACTACAATTACCGACTCCATTGTTACTCAGCCCATTACCAATTTGATCGTCGAAAGCTAACTGTTCTGGATATGTCGAAACAAAGTTACCGGGTGCAAATAGAGGGTCTGCCGACAGATCTATGTAATACTTACCATCAGCGCTTACAGTAGGCATGATTTAGATAATACCATTGTCCGTATCAAAAGGTCCCCAATAACCAGTTGGATGTACAAAGTCCAACTCGCCTATTGATATCTGAGTTACTGTAGCAAACGTAGCTGAGTCTTGATATAAAACGTCTATACTAGAAGGTGTTGTTACACTTGTTACAGTTGTAGAATCAAGAATACCAGGATTATATATTTCGTTGCTACTAGGTGTAGTTACACTTTTAAGTGTAGCACTTTCAACATTTGTAAATCCACCACCAAAATCAGTTGCTCTCCACGTCGTATCAGCAGCACCGAAAATACCAATGTAACCTATTGAATATGTAGCATCTGTGACAGATACTTTATCAGTCCATACACCTGAGTTAAAGATCGCTAATACAAGAGAACTGCCATTAGCTCTGAACCAAAGTTTATCACCTGCTGATAAAGTAAATGCTGTATAATTTGTTATTGGTGTAAGCGTAGTATTTGCAGCTCGCCATATTCGTAGACCAGAGCCTGGAGCATACCAAGCAAAATAACCACCAAGACTTGAAGTATTTGGGTTTCCCACCCGCAACCATAAACCAATACCATCTACTGTATTTAATATTGGTAGTGTTAAAAATGCCTCACTATCAGCAAATTGTCTTGCATTCCAATAAGCACCACATCTAACCGCAGAAGTTGCCAAACATTGGTTACTTACAAGTTCTAAATTTGCATCAGTTGTAACTACCTTATTAGTCCATGCACCACCGTCAGAAGGCGGATTTTCATCCGCTCTCACCATCGAATCTAATACTCCATTGATCGGTGGCATCTAAGACCAGTAGTATTTCGTGCCGCTAGTAAGACCTGTAAAATACGGTGTAGGACTAAAGAAGGTGATTAAATATTTACTGTAGCCAGGATAACCACCCTCTTGCGGTGCACTGAAAGCATCTATACTAACATCACAGCCGAAATGTTCTGTCTGACCAGTCATTAGTATATCCAACGACCCATTTTTGCGTACCGTAGGTGTGGCAAGACTTGCAGCGCCAAACAAAGCTGCAACTAAAGTAAGTCGTTTGCTAACATAGTCTGTGGCATCATTAGCAATTAAGTCACCTTCAATGTGTATTTCCATTTCACCACGATACGTGAATGTAGGCCAGATACCGTGTTGTTCCATCTTTTTACGCGAACGATCACTACGTTGCACAACACTTACATCTAAGTGCGTGAACGGCGATATATCATCATTGAGATTATACGCTACTGCTGTCTCACCATTTGTGTATACGCAGCTATCTATCATTGAGGATGCACCATGTATTTAGTCCTGCTGACGAATTCAGCGTGTCTTAACTGAGTTTTCACACTAGCATGTTCACTCGTCGGAGCCGTGACGTTGTAATTATATGTCACGCTCTGCGGTGTTCTGCTGTGTGTGCCAATGATAGGTTTAGTTGTTGTGCTATGACCTTTGTATGTGTGCGCAGAACCAGGCCCATGAGTGGGTGATGGTTTAGCCTTAACTGCATTACTTAAATCCTTAGCTTTCTTAGCGTGCTTGGCTACTTCTGGTACACTAATGCCAAACATCTGGTGTATCAGAGACTTGATCTCATTAGCCAAACCTAACCGCTTATCACGCATACCTGAGATGATTTGCATCGCAATATTATTACCATACTTTCTATAATCAGTAAGTTGTTGCCTTAATTGCGTCATCGTCTGGTTGTGCAACAATTTTTGTCCTTCATTGAACACACCTATATACTGTGCCCACTGATTCTTACCCATACCAGCTAAAGCCTTAATCGCAGGCAGCGCACTAGGTCCGGCAGCTATCAATTGCTGGATTAACTCCTGTGGCGCACCACGTTTTTGTAACTTACCTATCTCACCATAGAACGATTTGAACTGGCTTATCTGACTCTTTATATCTTTAAAGTAATCCTGTCCAGTAAGTTTGCCACCGAACTGCAATCTATCCTGTACTGCTGGTGACTGAGTATATGGGCCCTGGAACAGTGTACCCATTACAGACTGGTTCTGCTGCAACAGTTGATCGTACATAGACATAACATTGCTGGTTATGTCTTGTAATTGTGCAGCTGTATCTTTTGCAGATTTGGTTGTCGCGGATTTTTGTTGATTAAGCATATCATTAATAGCTGCTAGTTGAGCACCTGTAGCTTTCTTCTGTAAAGCTGCAAGTGCATCTTCATATGCTTTCCAACTAGCTATTGATGGGTGTTTCTCAGCAGCAGCTTTTAGTGCTTCTACATTTTTAATTGCTGTCATATAATCAAATGGTGGTGGTGTTACAGTCGTACCTTTTACTATAGTTTTTGCGTCTTTAACAGTCTTTTTCAGTTCTGGGAAGAATCCTTTTGGTATTTCACCGAACTTAACTATACTTGCAACATCTTTCCACGCTTTTGTTTTCATTTCTCTCTTTAAAGCAGCAGCCTCTTTTCCTGCTTCCGAGTTATCAAACTTAATCTTCTCTTTATAAGCATTTATCATAGCTATTGTAATTACAGCACCAGGTGTCCAAGTGCCCTTAGATTTCATCTGTGCTAGTAGTTTCTTAGCTATGTCTTGTTGAGAACCGTATGGACCTGAACCAGTTAAACGATTCATAAAACCACCAAAATCTTTAGTAGCATCTTGGCCCAAATTTTTCTCAGTTGTTCCTAAAAACCCTTTGTTATAATTAACGATGGGATTACCTTTTGCATCATAACCTTGCAATCCCATAGTTGTATCAAATCCAGGTACACCACTACCCTTAAGACCTTTCTTTACAGCATCTTCAAATGTTCTACGATAATGGATGATTACGTATGCACTTATCACTAAACCTGCTATTGATAATAATGCTGTACGCAATCCAATAGCAGCAAGTCCTGCTTCACGCATTTTGGTAGCTAAAACAACAAATTGTGTTATTGATCTACCTAATGAAAATGCAGTTAATGCAATAGTAAGTAGAGTGAGTACATTTTTAAGACCGCCTAACGATTTAATTACTTCACCAACTTGTTTGTGATAATTGATTAATACAAATGCCGCGCCTGCTACCAATGGTGCCATTAAAAGAAATTTAGTACCAACAGATCCTACTTCTGACCCTAGCCCACCCATAACACCTTTAGTTGTAAGCATTTCTTCTACAACTTTTCCTAGGCTTCGTAGACGCATGAATGTATAAAATCTTGTAAATGAGCCAAGTAATATCATTAAACTACCACTTAGTAATGTGCCGATAGCCACAAATGCTGTTATTTCTCCAACTAAATGTTTAGTACTAGGACTGAGTTTATTAAACCAATTCACAGCAGCTTCGATAGGCTTAGCTAAAGCCTGGAATGCTGGTATAGCGCCAGTTCCTATCTCGATAGCAATTCCCTGTAACTGATTCTTCAACTCTACCCATTTAACTCCTTGTGATGCACCTGTTGCTGCTGCTGTTGATGCAACCGTTCCCGCTGCACTAGCAGTAGTTATACTTCGCGTGAATTGATCTAATTGCTTTGGATCTTGCATCATAAACGTTAATGCGTTTCTAGCATTTATATATGCTGCTGATCCACCATGTTTCTTGAAAAAGTTCGCTAATTCTAGACCTACAACTGGTAATTTCTTACGTATTACATCAATTACTTGATTTATAGGTAGAAGGAACTTACCACTTGCATCAGTAATATTAATACCCTGACCTTTTAGATTGGCAATTAATTTAGGATTCTCAAATGCTTGCAACAAACGTGCATAACCGACAGCAGCTCTAGCATAGTTCGGGAATTTTGTAGATAAGAAGGCTAATGTACTAGCCATTTGTTGGAAACTATAGCCAGCCGCTCTAGCTGGTGCAGCAGTTTGGTTAAGACCTGTCACAAACTGACCCATCGTTACACGACCACGGTTAACTGCTAGCTGCATAACATCCATTTGTCTAGGCAGATTTTTTAGGCCAACCCCAAAACTGTTCATAATTGTCAGACCAGCTTGAGTTACCCCATTAAGATCAACGAGTCCGGAGTTAGCTTTAGCAACTTGATTAAATTCTTTAAGTAGATCAATAGTCTTTCTTGCTTGTGCGGTCGTCGAACCCTGTCTTACTATTGAACTACCAGATAAAAGTGTGTAAGCTGCTCCCGTATAATCAGCTGGTTTAGCTACTGCCTGTCCTGATGTTAATATACCCTGGATACCAGTTGATAGTTTTGTACCCATCCCCAAAATCTGTGATACACTTGTACCACGTCCGGGTACAATATTAGCCTGTGTAGCAGCCAACACAGATTGTGTTTGGAATTTTGCGGCACTACGCGCCATTAAACCAAATGCTGCTGTCGCAAGAAAGCCGAGCGTCTGAAATGCCCGGCCTAAATGTTCAACATATTGTGCTCTTGTACCTAAGTTTTCAAGGCTAGTCCCTTTAGCAATCGCAAGATCAAGTCGTGTTAATGCCTCAGTTTGTGCATTTATTTGAACTGTCGTCGCTTTGATTGTTTCTTCTGCTTTGATCTGTCCCTCTATATTAGCTTCAATACCAGCTTTTATAGCTGATTGTGAATGTATCGCAGCGGCTGCTTGTGCTGCCTCAGCATTTTGTAATGCTTTTTGAGCAGTTGCAGCCTTTGATGTTATAGTTCCACTATCCACTTGTGCTTTATTTAACCGTGTTTGTATCTCATAGGCTCTGGTTCCAAACGGTGCAGCAGCCAATTCTTCTGGTTTAAATTTTGATGCTACTCTAGTTAACTGACTTAGTTGAGCAAGATTACCTAATCTCTGTCCTTCAATTTCTTTTATTTTTCGCTGTGCATTTTCAGCAGATACAACAGAAGCAGCTTGTAATCCAGTTTGTGTACTAATTAATTTATTTAACTGTGCCCGTTTAATGCCTGTACCTAAACTTACTTGTTCGGCCTGTGCTAGTGCCTTGGCGTCTGCTAATCTCTGTCTATTACCAGTAATAATAGTTTTTTGACCTTGTAGCTGACTAACATTACGCAACCTGCCCATATCAGCACCGACTTTACGCAAGTCGTTGCTAATAAAATTGCGGGCACGAAGCGCCAGCACCATTTCGTAATAGCCATTAGCCATTAATTTTATCCATATCTGCTTTTTCTTTCTCGTCTATTATACTGATAATTCTAAGCATTTTTTTAATATCGCCGGGCTTCTGATCGTACAAACCCCCACAGGAGGGTAGGACACTTAGGCGCAAACAGAGTGATGTTATCTCCAGCCATTCTAATGCAGACTCTACGACAGATTTATCAACTACTCTTACTTCTGGCGTATCGTCAAGACTTCTGATTACGTTTCCGTCGCTATCTCTAATTGGTCTGACCCATCGCTCGCCGTCGAGTTCTTTCCCTCGTCCGTTAATGATGTATTCGATCGCATCGTAAAATCCTCTAACATCAACTCATCTTCATCTTCGTTGAGAGAGTTAATGAGTCTTTCGATTTCACTACCGACTTTAGGGTTAAGTAACTTTAAATCTAGTGGTCGTGAGAAATCTAACTTGCGCTGGTTCTGATCTGTAAGATTATGGTCGATGATGCAATTTGCGAAGTCAAACGCAACTGCCCATTCTGTCTGTGACTCTAATTCAACGGTCGATTCAGCTTGTGCCTTTTTAGCTTGAGCAGGATTAGACCGCATCATCATCTTAGTCGCCTTATCACGACGAGTCAATTTCATACCATAAGGCAGCGGCCGTAGGACAATGAAGCCACTCTCATCATTAGGATCATTAGGATCAGCGGGAGCACTTTTTAGCTCAAACCGCTCAGATGCAGCAGGATCAATAGTAACGACTGGCATTCTCTCTCTCTCCTTATTTACTTAAGTAAAATAGGTACTACGGGTTGGAGCTACCTTAAAGGTAGCCCCAACCCTTGAACGACGCAATTGTTGTCCAGACTGCAATTAATACTAAGCATACTGTATTCAACTTAGCTCTTGCTGGATCTGTCATTGTAGCCCCTAGACTATGTTGACAGGCGACTTGCACTCGATCGTATAACCATTACCACCAGCAATTGCAAGTGCTCGCATGGTAACAGCAGCACTCACAAGATCAGCCATACCCTTCGTATCGACCGTATAAGTATCATATGCGGTGCGATAGTTAGTGATTCTAACGGCCTCAGTAGCAGCAGCAAAGGTACTACCAACACCGCCGGCTTTGTTGCTTTCTAGTTTAATCGAGCGTAACGTATCTACCTTGAAGTTATTGTATTCTGTCTTATCGAGGAAGTCAAGTTCTGTAGTAAGTGTAACATCTGTCATACCGTATTTGATATAGTTAGCTGCTCTACTAGGCTGAATCCTGTTTTCAGCACTAGCGTTGTGGTTAATATCGTTAGTGTAGCCGTTGAACGCAACACTTAAAGTTGCGAATGCAGGCGCAAGACCAGCAGCATCTACAAAAATACTATGGGCGTCTGCACCGAACAAACTCGCATCAATCCACGATGGAGTAGCTGCAGCAGCAGTATTAGCTTCTGCAAGACCGAGTACGGTCGCAGTACATTCAAGTACTCCACCAGTAATTGTAAACGAGAACTGTGAAAATACGCAACCACTGTAAAGGAACCCAACACCATTACGAATGATACAGATAGATACACCCTTACCAGTTCCGCCCGGATATGTAGCTCCTTGAGCAGTTGGTACAGCCGTATAAATATACGGCCCTACACCAGACTTAGTTACCGTATGACGACTTGCATACAGTAGATACGGCAGGTAGTTAACATCTACCTCAAAGTGAATTGGCCCTTCTACGTGATACGGTGCAGGCACCACAGATGAGTACATAGCCTGCTGTCTAATCTGTGGACTGTAATACTTGGTTTCTGTGTAAATTAATGCTTCATCGAGTATAGGCATCCAAACTCCTACACCCGCAGCAGTAGGATCTACAGCAGTACCATAGACAGTTTCAATACCCACCCAAATAGCATTATTAGCACCAATGTCTGCATTAGCCATTACATATCACCTGCTACTACTTCACTAGGCGTATCACTAGTAGTATCAACACTACTATCAGCGCTATTACTAGTATTGTCCACAACATCAGGTGTTACCTCCGCTGGTTGTGGTAATAATGACTTAACTTCGTCTGGTGATAATGCACTAGATCCACTTATAGTTGCAATACCACCTGCCGGGAAAGCATCCTCAACAGTTTTTCCTTGTGATGCAACGAACTGCCTTTCGGTATCTTCACTAATCTCTACGGTATTACCATTTAAAACAACCCCGAGATTATTGATACCAAATGCGTGACCATGAGGAAAATGAGGATGCTCAAATGTAATCGTATAGCTCATTTGAACCTCCGTTGCGAAATACCGAACCAGTTTAATCGTGTACTAATTATGGCCTCTCCTTTTGTTACTCTAGGAGGTAGAACACCTGCTATTTCACTTTCTACAAAACCATAAATTATATGATTGCCTAACGTCATATCTTTTTCTAGAAAAGATATAACTTTGGTTGCCAATGCTAAATCTTCGTAGTTCCTAGTAACACGATCTACCATCATATCAGCGTGCAACACATGAAATGCAGCGCGCATTCCAATAAGAAAAGTCTCTGTACTGTGAAGCGTCTTATCGAAATTCGCAGCCTGGATATGTATTGCAGGATATTTTGGGATCATTACCTCGTCATATTTAGCTACATATTCAAAGCCTAGATCACTCTTTTCTACATAGTCAGCTAAGAACTCTACAAGTTCTTCTGGCCTAGTTATGGTTGTAGGTGTGGTAGCTGCTACTGGACTCATTATTTCCTACCGAACTGACCACTAGATAATCTAGGTTGTCCAGATGATGTGAAACCAATTATTGGTAATGAGCCGAGTATATTGTAGCCCATTGGTCTAACAGATCCACCACCACCTGTGGGGAATTCTTCTATTAACTGTTCTCCAAACCAGTCATCGAACTCAGCTTCTATCAATGCTATATCAAACTCATTCAATCCTATAAATTCACGCTTTGGTAAGTTACGTCCTTTACCAGTCCCGCTCTTTAGTGCCTCTGCTTCTGCCGACGTAAATGTCGGTTTCGTCATACTAGTACGGATTTTATTTAATGCACTACCAAGAGCTCCACTTTGACTACCAGCTTGATGAAATGACATATACTCTGGTAATGCTGCCGGAACGAACCATAAAGCATCTTCACTAATTATCCAGGCATTCTCACTAGTCGCAGCTTTCTTACCAGTACCGTCTAAGACAAGTATCTCATCTTCTGGTCCACCGTGCTGTGTTTTCCACTTAAGATAATCAGGATCTAGCGGCGCCCAATCAATTCCATCTGGTCCTTTTTGTTGATCGAAGTGTATTTGCGTTGATCCTATTGCTATTTCTCTAGCTGCAAGTAACGGAGTCAACATATTGTCATATCTATTAGCCAGAGCAATCATACGTTGTTCAAACACTTCTGGCGGTGGCGACCATTCTCCTACAATAAGTGTCTCACCATCATCTAGTATGACAAAAGTGTCCGCCACATCTAACCGAATTTATCAGCCATAGTAAAGTAAGGTCCATCAGCATTTTTATTTGGCCAAAAATCAGCAGACGACATTGCGAGTGTGCTAATAACTAAAGCTACATCTGTTACAGGATCTAGTAAAGTCATAACTCCTGATTTAATGTCAGCAAGTTCTTGTATTGCCATATTGTACAGGTCTTGTGCATATGGAGGAATATTGACGCTATCTTCCGAATATGTTTTCTTGTATAGATATGCTGCGATAATTTTACCTGCTACACTTCTAATTTGGTCGGGGGTAGTAGTTGGATCAGCCCATGCTGCTAAGATAACTGGCAGGAAGCTACTAGCAAGCTGACCACGAATCAAACGCCATGCCTCTACTTGGAATTGCGCAGTATTGACATCATTGGCTTCTAACTTATCGTCAGGTAGCCAAGCATTTATATCCGCGTTGCTTGCTAGTAGCTGTGCCATTACTAAGCAGTAGCCCCACTACTAGTTGTAGTGCTGCTATCATTTGTTGCACTAGGTTCTGTATCACCAGGAGTACCGCCAACGCCAGCAATCTCAGCTTCGAGTTTTTCGCGCTCTTTTCTGAGAATGTTAAGACGATGCTCATTAGGTGACATACCCGACTGAACAACACCCTTCGGGTATTTTGTATTACGAACAGAGCCACCTTCTAAGAGAGTAGCCCATTCCTCATCATCTACATCTAGTTCATTCTGAGTAACTGTGTCACCAGGCTTTGCTATCTTCTTCTCTAATGAATCGCCTTCACCAGTATGATAGTGAATGGGCGACCATGCGTAGTACGTGGAATCATTAGCCATTTAACCATTCACCACCTTTACGTTACGGCTGCAACAGCGGTCTTGAACAGATAACCAGCAGTAGACGAAATGACCTTAACATCGTACTTGAATGAAGTACGCACTAAGTCCGTCTTACGATTATCTGCACGCCACCTATCGCTAGGCCGTGTAGAACCATCAGGATACAACTGTGCGAACGTCTTAGCGAACGTCTTAGTTTTCTGACCAGGGATAGGATCAACAAGTCCTAACCAAACATCAGTTCCCCAAAACGTCTGAATGTTCTCAACACTATCAATGTTGTCGGAGGCATTGAACTTACTATCAACAACAAAGATATTGAGATTAGCAGTAGCTCCTGGCGGTAAGCCGAGAAGCTGCTTCCAAGCTTCATTATCAGTGATAGCAGTGTACTGGAAACGAGCAATTAAGCGAGGATGATTCTCAATAATACCAACAGCATCAAACGGAATGATGAAGGTATTAGGCCAACGGCCCGTATCAAGGAAAATCCTCTGCATTGCAGTTTTCAAGTTTGTTATAGGATCACTGTATGCTGTCGAAGGTTGTCCAGCAGTTGCCAGTGCGTAGTTAGACCACTGAGTACCAGTACCACCACCCGTAAGAGTGATAGTATGGCTAGAAGGATAGTTAGCTACGTTGCGGAATGTGTTACTAACCTTCTGCTCATGCTCTAACATAATGGAGCGAGTGATGTATCCTACTGCATCTGCTTCGGGGTCAATCTGCAATGCACCACCGAATACAGGATCAGCTAAACCACCCTGAGAGATTAACTCTTGACGTTCCTCGTCGTAAATCTCAGCCTGCAACGAGTGTTCCTGCGTCTTGAAGTTATCCTCACTCCACTTCTTCGCTCCAACCGTGTTAGCCTCAGTACCCGGCTCACGGCGTGAACGATGAATTAACCAGTCTGAACGATCGAATACACGATAACGTCCTGACTGAGTTCTTACGGGAGTCTCAGGCGCAAGCCTAAGTCCGTAAATGTTCTGCTCATAAAACCCAACACTTAACTGAGTTAAGATCGGGTCTACATAAAGTGTACCAGGATCATACATTACGGCACCTTACTCCCTGCGAGTGTCAACGAGATACCTAACTCGTCACCAGCAGCACCGCCACCATTCTCGTCACAAACACCGAGAATAAAGTTACCAGTAGTGGCAGTAATAGCACGACCATCAGCAGCAGCCATAACATAGTCTCCGTTAGCAACTGTTGCACCTGCTTCGACAATCGCGCGACCATCTGTGATTACACTTGCTCCCTTACCGCGAGTAATCTCGGCAAGACTCACATTAAACAACGAAACACCCCAAGCACTTTCACCCTGAGCATCGCATTGCTTAACGCTCTCACCATCGGCGGCTGCTGCATCAATCTTTACGAACCGCTTTTTGGTAATTGCACCAGACGCATTTCTTCCTTTGGCCTGGTCAATATTCATACTAGCTGGCATTTATTCACCCCATCTCACTATCTGGAATATCAAACGTACTAGGATAAACCGGGTGCGTTACATCTACTCCCGGTCCTGTAGCTATATCAGTTTGATCTGTAATTGTAAGCCTTAAGTCAGGTACACTACCATCTTCACCTGCTGGCGGTGTAGTCCTACGCCAATTGTTCGGCGGACCTGAACTATCTGCACCTATACGAATGTCATAAGCACCACTAGTACCAGGCTCCATAAATTGACGAGGGTCTGTCATTATTACTGTGCGTGTACTCCGTGGTAGGCTTCCGCTAACTTCGGGAACTTGTCTCCTGCGATCTTTACTGCCGTTAAGTAATCTTCGATTCCATCCTGCTTCATAACTTCCGTAACCTTCTCTGCAAATGCTTTACGTACTTCTAAGACATTACCTCTCGGTACTTCATCAATGTCTGGTTCAACTTCACGCGTGGAACCCCTAGTACCGTAATCTACGATACCGTTATTAGCAATAGAATCCAGAACCTTCTTAACGCCCGGAAGATCAGCAGTACCCTCATTGAACGACTTAGCAAGTCCTTCAATTTCATCAAGCACTAATGCACTAAATCCAAGCGTAGTTGTCTCATCTGCATCGCCTTCCTTCTTAGTAAGGCGAGTCTTACTAAAAGCCTCAGAGAATTGCTTTGCCTGACGCTCCTGCTCACTTTCTTCCAACTTCTGCATTCTCTTATATTCCTCGGGGAACTGCTCTGAGAAAGCCTTTTTCTCGTTATGCGCTTTAAGAGCCTCACGCATAGGAGTGACCTCAGCGTGCATATCAGTAATAGTCTTGATAATGTCGGCATCATCGGGCAAGCCTAATGCCGTTCTAAGCTGCTTTTCAAGCTCCATATCCTGTTGTTCACCACCTTCATCTTCATTAGTGTTAGCAAGTGTATTTACTGCTTCTTCGTCCTCAAGTTCAACACCCTCTAAAGCAATCAAATCTTTTGCCTCATCTACACCCAAAGGTGCTTCAAAATCTATTACCTCATCACTGTGCGATTTATTACCTAACAAGCTTTTAGCCCTATTGATAACTCGGGCTTTAACGTTATCAGGTACTTTAGCTCTAGGAGCTAATTGAACAACTTTCTGCAAATGTTCCGTATCAAGCGATCCATCTGAATGCTTGAACGGAAACATTCTAGTACCGTCGGGCGCGATATACATATATGCGCTGTCAGGTAATCCTTTACGTTCAGCAGCAGTTAAAGTAGCGTGCTGCTTTGCCTCAGCTTCCGTGATACCGAGTTCACTAAAGTTAAGTGGTGCCATACCCTTAACGTAGGGCTTGTTAGTTAGTGCACCACCCGAAAACACTAATTCGTCCTTAGTGCCCTTCTGTGGGTGAGTGAATTCATCGTAATGTTCAGCAGACCAATAGTTCCATTCTCCTGCATCAATCTCTGCTTTTGCATTATCGGTGAACTGCACTAATCCCCACAGGCCAGGTTCGGTAAATACTCCGCGTGATTCCTCCACTACTTTAAGCTCTACTATTTCTCCAGAAGCTTTGCTGCCCTTATTCTTGTCAAGACCGTGTTCAAAGTCTGAGAAGTATTTATCATTGTAAACCTTTTTATCGAAACTCTCTTTTAACTTGGCAGCAGCATCAACATCAATTTTTGTATCGCTAAAGAAAGGATGCGTCCAACTATCGAACGGATACTGCTGCACCCATAACTTATTACCATCAATCCAATTAGCTGTGAATTTCTTAAGTGGATTGAGGTAAGAAATTTCGGTCATTATTCACCACCTTCTAAGTCTAACCGCTTGTCTAACCACTCATCTACTTTAGCAAAAGCTTTCTTCTTGTCAGTACGCTTACCAAATTTTATGATATTACTAATTGCTGCAAGGAAGCCGTCTATTTCCTCTAACGTATATTCCTTATTGACTGGAGTAAACGTAGTTGCCACTATGCACCACTCGATGGGCTTACGCCTACATTACCTGCTCCACCATTATTTGACTTGTCTGAACTTTTACCAAAGTCAGCGGGTTTGCCCGTTTCCTGAATAATTGTAGGACGCTGCTCTGGCGGAACAAACGGTGTAGTAAGTTTGGGCATTTCAAATACCTGACGAACCCAAGCCTCAGTTGCTTCATCAATCGTAATAGCGTCTGCATCGCGTAAGTTACGTAACGCGGCTGCAAACATTTGTAAGTCTTTCGCTTCACCGATATTACGAATTCTAACCTCAGGAAAGTTATCGGTCGGAAAATTGTATGCAACGAGGTTAGGTATAAGATACAGGTTAATACTATCAGCGATCGAGTTAGCTATATGCCGCATGGACTTTAAAAACATATCCATGCTTGTGGCGCCAGTCGATCTTCCACCACTACTACCGCCCTCTACACCTGTACCTAAGTTAAGGAACTGAACCATGACATTCTTCATAATCATGGTATCGTGATGTTCCGCTGATCGTAATGGCTCTACAAGGTGTCCACCAACCTCAGCGAAGCCTACCTTCATATTCGTCGTCCGAACAATATACGCCTTTTCGTTCGTGCGTAAGTTGCTGCCCAATTCGTGTGCAAAGTTTTTATCTTCGGGTGAATAACCGGATTGTAATTCAATGTCCGGTACGCCAATGCCGTGTCTTTCCTTTTGTATGGCATCAATTTTATAAAGGTGATCTTTGTAGTACCAATTTCTATAAGCAGACCGCAAAATACTATTACCTCTTAAATCTCCGCCGTCTTGGTCGAATGTAAATACAACAAGCTTCTCTATAGGTATAGTTACTTTGCTAGTCTGGTTCTTCGAGTCAGTCGCCGTATGATCTACACTGATAGGCCCACCATTGTCGTCATAATTAAACTGTGAAATTGTTGATGGTGGCCTTGCTGCTAATTTACGCAACATAGTATATTGCTTACGATTAGCACCAGGTGTTGTTTTTCTAGGTGCCCACTCTCTTAACTCCCATACTGGCTCAAATACACTAAAACCGAATTCAAACATCTTTAGGATCTGTTCAAGAGTTTTCACCCACGGCGTCGTCATGCCGTTGAATAAATTAAACTGCACGAATTCAGCTATTGCTATATCCTGAGCATTATCAGAGAATGGTTCTATATACCAGTCAGCGCCTAACACTGGTGCTTTACCAGCGCGTAGACTTATACGCACAGAAACGTCATCACGCACCATACTAGTGTAAGTGCGTAATGCTGTAGCTGGTGAAGATAGTGCAGGTACAGGATCGACAATAAACGTACCTCTTGCCGAACCCATCTCACTAAGATTAGCTGGTTTAGGCGCATCAACAGCACCAGCAGCTTTATACCCCGTACCAGTATTCTGGCGCGTAGGTGTGCTATTACCGGGTTTGAGTGCTTTAGCTAGTCTATCGCGCAGGGCCAAGGCTACAACCTAAAATCGTCATCTAGCGTTATTGCGCTAGTGTAGGTGAAGAATGTATCTGCCTCAGTCCTGTTACCAATCCCACTATACAGGTCAGAGAGTGACTCATTACGACCAAGAATGAAATACTCGTTAAAGAAATATCTTAATGCATCTGTGCAATGATTGTCGTAATCATGTTCTGTTTGTTTTGCGTTATGTCCTTCTCTGCTCTCAGCATATCGCAACGTCTTAATCTGTCTAGTTAATTCCGTACATCTTGGGTGTATAAATAAACCCGGTAAACCGTCTTCACGAACTTTAAGGTGTCTGCGTATTACCTCATATCCTGCACTACGATCAACCGGGGTAGCGTTAGCACCACCCAACGCCCACGCAATTGTATTAATTGCATCTGGATCTCGTGGATCAGCAGCTATAGCATCCACATGATAACCTTTTGGACTCTCTCTATTCTTAAGTATTTGTGCATGTTCATGATTAGTTTTATAACTTACTGCATATTCACGCCAAACATACACACGATCTTCTTGATCTATCATAATATCTAGACAAATGAAAGGATCAACAAACCCGAAGTCAAGTGCCATCCAATTTTTCCACTGAGGCATATATTCAAAATTACGAACATGAGTCATTTCATTAAATTCTGGATAGACCATACCCTCGAAAGCAGTAAATTCGGCGCAATACTCTTGCAGCCAATACATGCGTGACGAGTTGTTGAAGATTCTTACTAATTCTTTGTTGCAGCTACATTTGTTGTACCTACTATGCATCAACTGTCCTGAATCATTAGCACGGATATTTGGGCAGACAGGATCGAATCCGCCAGGATATTTTAGTGTATTAACCCAAGTCGGAAAGCGCCAACTAATGTAATCTTCTAAATCATCCCTGTGAGTATTTTGTCCAAGCTCGTATAAACCTTTATACCAGTTGAACCCCTGTGGTGTACTTGGAAAGTCTGCTGTGCCAAGTTTGTCCGAGAGTGCAGGCTCAATATACATCTGCCAAGTGCTCATTTGGTGTTTCGCAGCCTCAGACATACATACATGATCTAATCCTTCACCGACTAATCCGTCCTTATGGCCTTCTTTAGCCGATTTAACCTCAAGCAAACTATTCATTTCTTTCCAATACAACCGCATATTACCCTGTTTTACGTTATATGATTTATTACAACGATCAAGCAAACCCAACTTTTTAAAGTCAAACCAAGCAACTCTAAATTCTTTCTCACCGAGACTGTAATCCGGCCCGACGACCCAATTAACACTATCAGGCACAAACATTTTAAGCGTTAATTCATGTCCTGCCCATTGCGATTTACCGAACCGTCTACCTGCACAAATAACCCTAAATCGTTGTTCTGCTCTATGAGCATCCCACTGTTCTTTACCATGCGGTTCATAATCAAGCTGTTTAAATAACTTTTCTCGACTAATTGTTAATGCGGGTGTTGTACTAGACAGCCCAAACACCATCTTTCAAAAAACCATGATAACTAAAATAGACAATACTAGGACTTACAGACAGTTTATCCCCATCAAACGTCCATGTATGATGTTCTGGAATTAGTGCTCCTGTATTACCTAACGGAGTCATCATAAATATTTCATCTCTCTCTCCATAAGGCGGTCTATACATCCTATGCTGCAATGAATATTCACCGAGTTCTTTCGGCATAGTATCATCTAGTAATCGTTTACCAATCATACTAAGTTAAAATCGAATGGACCTAAGATGGGTTCTTCACTACCGATAATAGGACGGATATAAAGCTCATAGTGTGCTTTAGGCCATGCTGTGCCAGTAATAGTATCAAGCAGACAATCGACACGCATCAATACGACATTAGTTGCAAGTGCCCAAGCTACTTGATCACTACCATCTTCTTTCGCAACTCTGAAATTTACCACATAAATACTTAAATCTGTTATAGCACCTAGTCTATCTGTAACGTCTACAGATACAATTTCTATTGTTCCAGCATTTAAGTCATCCATCTATCTAACAACACCCCCTTTAAAGGTTAAATTGCAGCTTTGGCTCTCCATCTAGTCGTCGTAGTTACTCCAAAACGTCCTATCGCAGCTTCTGTGTTCCAACGTCTATAAGCAGTACCAACTAAATATATTTCTGCAACAGGTCCATATCCAACTACTCTACTTATTGATGTAGTCGTCGATAATAAAGAGCTATCCACATACTGTGCATTCTCTGTATATGTTAGCACTGTATTACTACTAACCACTACAACATTTGTTGTCGTTAATCCTTCTGTATATATTAGTGCAGTAATGCCGGCTACTGTACTACTATCAGTGTAAGCTGCAAGGTCTGCGCTCAGCACCTTAGTAGCACCAGTCACCGATACATTATCTGTACCTGCTAGTATGTCGGTAGGTATTACGTAAGTCACACCAGCAATAGTTGTACTATCTGTATAATTGTTATTCGCATTAGGCGTGTATATGTCACTGCTAAGTACGTATGTAGTACCTGTCGGTATTGCACTATCTATGTATGCAGCAAAATCGGTGGTACTTACTTGAGAAACTCCCACAGGGGTTGTGGCGTCTACATATTGTGCTGCATCAAGGGTCGTAACTGTCGTGTTAGATGACGTAGTGGAGTTATCAATGTAATTGCTAATCTCAATTGCGTTAGGTGTTGTAATGTTAGTAGGGATTGAACTATCTATGTAAGCAGCTACATCTGTTGTGTTTAAACTAGTAGTACCGCTTACGGTAGGACTGTCTACATAGGCAGCTACGTCTAAAGTAGTAACTACCGTACTGGTGGCTAAGGTTTGTTGATCTACGTACTGTGCTGTATCTACGCTGCTAGGTGTAGTAACTGTAGTTAGTGTCGCACTATCACCGCCGGCGCTAGATTCAAACTCTGTGGCACTTACAGTCGTAATACTCGTCAGTGTGGTATCATCTACATATTGTGCTGTATCTATACTACTTGGTGTGGTAACACTGGTTAAAGTGTTCAAATCAACTACATCATAAGCCTCTATAGTACTAATAGCTGTTTCACTAGTATTAGTGCTTAAATCGACGTAATTAGCTACATCAGCCGTACTAGGCGTACTCACACCACTGATAATCACACCATCTACATAGGCTGAAATATCGCTAAAAGATACCGATGTAATACTGGTTATTATACTAGAATCGGGTATATTGTGTTCTTCTAGCGAGGATAGGCTAGTAACACTATTTATTGATATACCATCTACATAAGCAGCCACATCTGTGCTATTTACAGATGTAATACCAGCTGTCGTGGACTGGTCTACAACACTTTCTATGTCGGTACTACTAGGTATAGTCACACTTTGTGGTGTATTTGCATCAACAAATACAACTATATCACTTGTAGACAGGCTTGTTGTGCTACTTGTTGTAGAGGCATCTAGATAAGCAGCTATATCTGACGTAGTTACTGTTGTTTTACCACTGACCGTGGTACTATCTGGTATATCGTGTTCTTCTAATGCAGATGGTGTGGTAATACTAGTTAATGTGCTGCTATCAATATATGCTGCAACATCTGTCGTACTTAAACTAGTCACACTAGTTAAGGTTGTGGCATCTACATAAGGAGATAACTCACTTGCAACCAGTGAGGTAACACTTGTCGTGGTACTACTATCTATTGCTGCATATATATTTGTGCTACTTGGCGTAGTAGTGCTGGCTGTGGTAGCACTCTCTACATATTGTGTGTTTTCAGTAGCACTTATGGACGTGACGCTGCTATCTACGCTGCTATCTATGAATGCAGATATGTCAGTGCTAGACGGCGTGGTAATACCTGCCGGTGTGCTGCTATCAATATATGCTGCAACGTCCGTGCTAGTTAGAGAAGTCGTGCTACTAATTGTAGTAACATCATAGGTAGTATGTTCTTCTGTTGCACTTAATGATGTAACGCCGGCTACTGTTGCACTATCTACATATGCAGCTAATTCTGTACTAGATGGTGTTGTTATACCACCTATTGTAGCTACTTCTACATAAGCTGTCAATTCTGTACTAGATGGTGTAGTGATACTTGTTATTGTACTAGTGTCTAGTGTAGGTGCAGCCGCCGCGCCCGCCTGGTAGTGTGACAAGACTTGTGCCGCCGACAACTCGACGTTGTAGACCGCGACCTCGTCTACACGGCCGGTACAGAAGTTGCCGTTCGCGGGGTCGGACGCGCCGCGCGCCCCGATCACAAGCTGGTTCGTGATCGCCCCCAGCACCGTCGCAAAGCTTGTGTTCTGAACCGACTGGACACCGTTCAGATATACCGTCGCTGTAGTCGTCGAGTTGTTGTAGGTGACGACGACGTGGTAGGTGGTTGAGAGCAGAACCGTGTTCGCGGCCGTCGATTCCTGCCCCTGCGCGCCGCCGCCGCAGATCACCAGGGTCGCGTGGCCGTTTGTGCCGTCGCTGATGATCCTGAGCTCGTAGCCGCCGTCGTTGACACCGTCGAATATGCCGACGATGTTGCTCTCCGTCGCCGCCGCGCCGAGCGTCGTCAGGTTGAACCAACCCTCAAGCGACAGCGTCCCCGTAATCTGCAAGTTCGCCGCGTTAGCAACCTCAACGTAACCGGACGTACCGTTCAACGTGATACAGGTGTTACCGTCATCGACGAAGCCAACAGAACCGTAGGTCGTCCCAGCCCCGACATGGTTCGACGGATTCGAGTCCTTACTGTCAGCGAACGTGCCCGATGCTTCACCGAGTCGCCAGTACGAGACGAGGCCCGTCTCCGCGAGGATCGTGCTCGCATAGGCACCCTTTGCGTACAAATCTGTACTAGATGGTGTAGTTACTCCACTAATAGTAGCTACTTCTGTATAATCAACGCTTTCTACACTAGATGGTGTAGTGATACTTGTAATTGTAGAGGCATCGACATATACAGCAGGCGATGGCGCGTAGCCTGGAGTAACAATGCTCTCGACCGCGCCACCGTTCTCGAACACCGAAGTTGTTGCGGTGGCGCTCGTCGAAGTGTTCGCAGTGATCTGCAGATCAATCTGCATGTAGAGCTTGTCGCCGACCGCAAAGTCGGTCGCCGCTCCAGTACCAGATGCCGTAACCGTCTGACCTGCTGACGTGAACCCGGTTGATGCTGCCGCCATGTTGACGATCTCGGTATAGACGCCTGCCGAGTCTCGCTTACCCAGACGAACATGGATTACGCCCGTAAGGGTGCCCGACGACGAACTGAAGTGCATCGAGCACGACCACGAACCGGCCGCAATCGTTTGACCCTCCAGGGACGTGTCATCGAGGATGGCACCGTTTACGTCGCCGAATGCGGGCTCCGAGGCTGCACCCGCAAAGCCTGTGATGTAGTGTTGCGTATGAAGAACGCCCCAACCGCTAGCCGACTTCCCCGTCTTGTTCGTAACGGACGTCGAAGACGCTGGAGCCGTAGCAAGCAGCGTATTGGCCGTCGTAACGGTTGTTGCGGCGGTGCCACTGAGATACGCGGTTAGCGCGGCCATTTATGCTGCCGTGGCCGTAATAACGTATCCGCCTGTTGTTACCTCATCTACGGCGTTAGACTGTCCCTGTACGAATGCGATAACCATTTAGTAGAACGCCCCATACTGCACTAGCAATACAGGGCGCTCAGTTAAACGGTTTACGTGTTGCTACTTACTTAACCGGATTTAATAGTAGCCGTAACCTTCTCTGTATCTCCATTAGCAAAGG